GACCGGATTGACTGACGCGAGGCATGGTCTGAGCAACGGCGTTGTAGGTGACATTTGCTAATGGATCTGCAAACATAGTTGATTTCTCCAGAGTTTGGTGGGAAGCTACAGACTCGCCATGGGCTACCAGTCCACAAGCGAGATCCAAAGCTGTAGCCAGTATCGCAACCTTCGGAATTCAAGATCTCGTGAAATGGACATTTCGCGAGAGACCGAGTGCCGCGAGGATAGAATACTGGGAGGCCGAAAGTGACCCACCCAGGACAAATCCGTAAGGACTATCTGCAAATCGCCTCTGTTTAGAGGATATAGTACGCTGAAACGAAAGTTCCTTCGTACCGCTCCAGAAAAATATGCTGTGGATAGAACGCACAGTCGTAGTTTTCTGTTGCATGATATACAGATACTTGGAAACCATCCCATCATTAAACTGCTCATCAACTCTGCGAACTAAATCGCCGAGATTGGTGAACCAGTCGATGAGCCAGGTCCAAGGAATAGCAGCCCAGAGGTGAGTAGGATTGATCCGTAAGCCGAGTAAAGTAATCATTCGGCGAACATGTACAATCTGTTCATATTGATCAGGTTGTATTGGATCAAATTCAGGCCGGTAAAACTTAAATTCGCCAACAGCCCAGACACGACGATGAACGTCCTGCCAGAGCTCCCAGCGACCGGCTGCACCAGAACTATCTAACTTACAAAGCTGAAAAATGTCAATCCCGGACGGCGCTAAGCCGTATCCAAGGAATGACTGCAACTTTGTAGTGGTGTCCTCTACCTCAAGAGAACGAGACCGTTTAACCCAAGTATTATTTTCGGCCACTATTTGGTCGATATACTGCTTGGCGAAAATGACAGTGTCACAAAGTTGGACAATGTCATTAACGAACGGTCGCCATCCAAATTGGAAGTTGAGAAAGTCCTCAGAAGCCCTAACGGGCAACTGTCGAATGCCCCCGAAGTTCCCAGACAAGAAATTCCAGCTATCGCTGAAAAACTTGCTGGTCTGACGGAGCATACCGGGAAC